GGCTTACATTATGGCTACATTGGCTGAAATAAGAGCGAAGTTAAAATCTCAAGAAGTGAATCGCTCCACTTCCAACACAGGCGGAGACAACGCCATCTATCCACATTGGAATATACAAGAAGGACAGGAAGCAGTTTTAAGATTCTTACCAGATAAGGATCAAGATAACACTTTCTTCTGGACTGAGAGGAATATGATTAAATTACCTTTTGCAGGTATTAAAGGACAATCGGATTCTAGACCAGTTACAGTACAAGTTCCTTGTATGGAAATGTACGGAAAAACTTGTCCGGTACTAACAGAAGTTAGACCTTGGTTTAAAGATAAATCAATGGAAGATATGGGTAGAAAATATTGGAAAAAGAAAAGTTATATTTTCCAAGGTTTTGTTACACAGAATCCTTTAAATGAGGATAGTACACCAGAGAATCCAATTAGAAGATTTATAATTGGTCCTCAAATTTTTAATATTATTAGAGGTGCGTTACTAGATCCAGAGATGGAAGAGTTACCAACTGATTATGTTAAAGGTGTTGATTTTAGAATTACTAAAACAACAAAAGGTGGCTATGCTGATTACTCAACATCAAAATGGTCAAGAAGAGAAAGAGCACTCGACGAACACGAAAGAGCGGCTATTGATAAGAATGGGTTACACAACCTAGGCGACTTCAGACCAAAAGAACCAACAGAAGCAGAAGTAAAAATAATCAAAGAATTATTTGAGAAATCTGTTGATGGTGAATCTTATGATCTTGAAAAGTATGGTCAATATTTTAAACCATCTGGAATGGCGGCGAATATATCTATACCAAAAGCAGACAGACCAGCACCAGTTGAAAAAACTGCTGATCCTGTAAATGCTGAAGTTCAAGTATCTGAACCTGCACCTGCACCAACTACAACTCCAACTAATGGAAATGGAAATGGTGAAAGTGCCAAAAGGGCAGAAGATATATTAAAACTTATAAGATCTAGACAAGCAAAATAAACCCCTTAAATTACCAGAGCCTTAATGGTTGACTGTTAAGGCTCTGGCTGTTAAAATAGAAAGTAAAGTTATGGTTAAACCTTTTGACGCAACAAAATTTAGAAAAAGTATTACAAAGTCTATACAAGGACTTGGTATAGGTTTCAGTGATCCCACAGACTGGATTAGCACAGGAAACTATGCATTAAATTATTTGATGACTAGTGATTTCAACAAAGGAATTCCACTAGGCAAAGTAACAGTACTTGCAGGTGAATCTGGAGCAGGTAAATCTTACATAGCATCAGGAAACATTATTAAGAATGCACAGGAGCAAGGTATATTCGTTATACTAATTGATACAGAGAACGCATTAGACGAACAATGGCTACAAGCATTAAAAGTGGACACATCGGAAGAAAAACTTTTAAAATTAAGTATGTCGATGGTTGATGATGTAGCAAAAACTGTTTCAGAGTTTATGAAAGGTTACAAAGAGCAACACGCAGACAACAAAGAAGGTGCACCTAAAGTACTTTTTGTCATAGACAGTCTGGGTATGATGCTTACACCAACTGATGTTAATCAATTTGAAGCAGGTGAAATGAAAGGTGACTTGGGTAGAAAACCTAAGGCATTAACAGCACTTGTAAGAAATTGTGTTAATATGTTTGGTAGTTGGAACGTAGGACTTATAGCAACCAATCACACATACGCATCACAAGATATGTTTGATCCAGATGATAAGATATCGGGTGGACAAGGATTCATTTATGCAAGTTCTATTGTAATTGCTATGAAAAAATTGAAACTAAAAGAAGATGAAAAAGGCAATAAAGTTACAGACGTAAGAGGTATCAGAGCCGCTTGTAAGGTTATGAAAACAAGATATGCTAAACCATTTGAGTCTGTACAAGTTAAGATACCGTATGATACTGGTATGGATCCGTATAGTGGATTGGTAGACTTATTTGAGAAAAAAGGCATACTAACACAACAAGGAAATAGACTAAAATACGTAGATTCGAAAGGAAAGGAGCATTTAGACTTTAGAAAAGCCTGGGTTGGACCCAAATTGGATATGTTGATGAATGATTTTGATAAATTATCAACAGCAACTGAAAAAACAGTTGAAGAACCTAAGGAAGAATAAATGGCTGAAATGACTCACGAAGATATCGAACGTATTTGGAATTCATTTTCTCATTACATACCAGAAAGAAACAAAACAGACGGAGCAGTAGACTTCATTAGCACCTTAAGAGATATTGGTGTTGAAGATAAAGAGCTGAAAGCATCGTCTGACTACGATCCTAAATTAGAGGAAGCAGTTAGTACAGTTTTTGACGGTGAGGAAGAAGATACATACGATGATGACGAATTGGTATACTGAAGTAAGCAAAAATATAGAAGTGATCCCTCAATGTATTAAACATTTTGAGGAAGAGTATAAACAAGCAAAAAAAGAATGTTCAATCTGGGGTAATTTAGAAAAGGCATCTGCGGCTATGCCTGGAGTAGTTGAACATAGATTTAATCAATTACAAGAGCTCGAAGCAATACTAGAATATCTTAATATAGAAAAAAGAAGATTAAGATCTAAAACGTTTAAAAAATTTTTAGAAAGTTACAACAGAGTACTATCAAGTAGAGATGCTGACAAATATGTTGATGGCGATTCTGATGTTGTAGATTTAGAAAAAATTATAAACGAATTTGCACTTTTAAGAAATCAATGGCTAGGCATCACCAAAGGACTCGATCAGAAACAATGGCAAATAACAAACATTGTTAAGTTACGTGTAGCAGGTATGGAAGATGCCAATATCAAATAGAATTATCCTTACAGATGTAGACGGAGTTCTACTAGAATGGGAACATCATTTTACAGAATGGATGTTGCAAAGATCTTATTACGAAAACGAAGTTGGCGAAGGATACGTTGGTAAAAAAATTTATCCTTACACACTATTAGATAACAAGCAAAATACATACGAAATGGCAGAACGTTTTGGACTTTCAAAAACTGAAATTAGAAAAGAAATTAGAGAGTTCAATAAGAGTGCGTGGATGGGAACACAACAACCTATGGCAAATTCTCAAACTTGGGTAAAATTACTTGCCGCTGAAGGATGGACATTTGTACCTATAACGTCACAAACATCAGATATACCAGCACAACTGTTGCGTAAGAAAAGACTAGGAGAATTGTTTGGTGATCACATATTTAAAAATTACCATATACTAGACACTGGTGCAGACAAAGATTCGGCATTAGCGGAGTTTCACAACACCGGACTATATTGGGTCGAGGACAAGCCAAAGAACGCACTAGCCGGGCTCAATTACGGTTTAAAGCCTATATTAATAGACCACCCATACAATCAAGACTTTGAACATCCTGATATTACCAGAGTAAATAATTGGAAGGAGATACACGAAATTCTATCAGGAAGAAAATGAAAATATACGTAGGACACGACAGCAGAGAAGACATAGCATATCAAGTTTGTGAACACAGCATAAAAAGAAGAGATCCGTCAGCAGAAGTTATTCCACTTAAACAAAAACAAATGAGAGACCAAGGACTATACACTAGACCTGTGGACAAACTTGCTTCAACAGAATTTACATTTACAAGATTTTTTGTACCTTACCTAAATGACTTTAAAGGTTGGGCAGTGTTCTGCGATTGTGATTTCCTTTGGAAGATACCAAGTCACGAACTTGTAAAATACTGCGACAATAGTAAAGCAGTTGTTGTAGTGCAACACGATTATACTCCCAAAGAAACAACAAAAATGGACGGGCAGGTACAAACAGTATATCCAAGAAAGAATTGGTCAAGCATGGTATTGTGGAACTGTGAACATCCTAAAAATAAAATACTAACACCAGAATTGTTAAACGAAGAGTCACCAAAATTCCTACACAGATTCAGTTGGTTAGAGGACAACGAGATTGGAGAACTGCCACTTGAATATAATTGGTTAGTTGGTTGGTACAAAGAACCAAATGATGGCACTCCTAAAATATTGCACTACACAGAAGGTGGACCGTGGTTCGATGGATACCGTGATTGTGAATACGGTGATGATTGGAAAAAAGAATTAATAAATCTTTTTAGTTCATAATGAATACCTATTCTGTACTACAAAATTTTAAAAAAGAAAAACACTTTTTTAACGAACCTTATCCTTACATTGTAATTGAAAATTGTTTACCACTTAAAACTTTCGAGATGTTATATGAAAACTTTCCTGTGCAAACAGTAAAAGATAATTTTAAACTTGTTGACGGTCATACATATAGAGGACTTGCAAATGATTTTATTGGTTCTAAAAGAGTTGAAGCAAAACAATGTTGGATAGACTTTTTTCAATATCATACTTCACAAGAATTTTATAACGAAGTGTTAACTATTTTTAACGAAACTCGTTGGATTAAAAATGAGAAAGTTAAGGTTAGACATACAGAAGGTGATGCAAAAATAGTAACAGACACACAATTTGTAATACATCAACCAACAACTGGCACAACAAGAAGCACACACATTGATAATCCGTTAGAAATATATGCTGGTTTACTGTATATGAGACAACGAGGAGATAATGCTAAAGGTGGAGATTTTGTTATATACGATGCTCCTGAAATTGACAAAGTTGTTGCAAAAACAGGAAGAGAGATTCCAAAAGATATAGAAAAGAAAGAACATAAGAAAATAATTTATAAAGAAAATACTTTTGTGATGTTTTTAAATACTAACAAATCAGTACACGGTGTTACGCCAAGAGAAAATGCACTTCACGATAGACTCAGTATTAATATAATAGCAGAAGCAGAAAAAAAATTAGGACCTTTGTTTAAATTAAACGAGATTGTTCAATAATTCCCAGGCTGTTCCATTAGCCATTTCTTCCATAGAATAATTATTATAAGCAAGTGAACTAAACAATCCAACCCT